CACTTGCCACGATAATCGCATTATTTTGTGTTTCGGTTAGTTCACGTATACGTTCTCGGTTTGTTGCGTCTACTTCTCCAGACACATAGAATATATGTCTGTTTGAGTCGCCATTAGTACTACTTATAAGTTCAAAAAGAGGCTTGCCATGTTTCTGAACGAGGTTAAAGAGAACGAGCGTGTTGCCCTTTTGATCAAGAGCAAGGTTTGCTATAAAGGCGTTACGACCAGTGTGAGACGCTATTGCATCTATTTCAGTTTGGTAGTCAGCTTTAGAGATCACCTTTTTAAGTTCGTCGCTGTGGTTGCACACAATACATTTAATCTTTAGCGCAGCGAGAGTGTCATTATCAATAAGTTCTTTTGTCGTAATTACACGATGGGTCGGACCAAAGTTACCAACAAGCACTCGTTCGTTGCATAGACTGCCATCAAGGGTGCCAGTAGTGCCTATACGATAGCACGCATTTACACATGCTGACATAATAGTGTTTAAACTTTTTGCTTTAAACAAGTGAGCCTCGTCACCTATAACCATGCCATAGCTTTGAAACCAAGATTTTTGTAATGTAATCGCACTCTGCCATGTTGTAACTATAACGCGAGACGAGATGTCATGTTTTTCTTTGCCAGAATAAATTTTATGTACTTCTGACTGGACGTCAAATGAAGCGTCATGTTGCGAGTAGTCTGCAAAGTCTTTTGTCATTTGCTCAACAAGCGAAGTAGTAGGCACCACGATCAATACCTTTTCGTCATAGTGCTCTAAAAACCAACGAACACACAGGTAAATAATTAAACTTTTTCCAGAACCAGTAGGTGATATTATGAGTCCACGTCCTTCAGCACAAGCATGCACATAGGCATCAAGTTGATAGTCGCGTGGGGTTATGGGTGCCCCTCCACTGGTAATGTGCAACCCACTTGCATACTCTAATAGTGACTGAGAAGTTGGCACGTCTCGTTCAGTTATGCTAGGATGCAACTCATAAGTGTAGTTATGAGAGTTTGCAAATTTTAGCACTTCAAACAATAATCCATATGGCAGTCGTCCAGTGCGTGAATCGTAGAGTCGAACTTTACCGTCCCAAAGTTTGCTGCGATAGAGTGGCATAAACTTATAGCCTTCAGCAAAAAACGTAAAATGTTCTGAAAGCTCCATAAGGATTCCAGAATCATTTGAGACTATTCTCAATGAAGTTTCATCAACTTTAGTTATGCCTATATCTGTCATTAAACTCCTGACGTAAATCGCTTCCAGTCTATAATATTTTTAATTGTAGTGTGTCTCCATTTGATATTATCCATAATATCTTTAAGTGCCTCTACAATTGTAGACTGATACTCAATTTGACCCTGTAATTTCATAATATCAGTGTCAGTGGTATAAAATAATTCCATGTCACTTTTAAGTGGTTTACTCATTCCGGAAAATGGATCATATGGCCAACCTTTAGAGTCCATTTCCTCTTTAGTCATTTTGCCATTATAGTACAGCCACTTGTCTTTACGTAAGTGCGCCATAGAGAGCTCTTTCTTTTTGAGATTTAACTTTGCAATGCTGTAAAGTTCTAGATATTTTGAATGGAGACTTGCCCCCTTTACACTTGTCTCATCTAGATTAATCTCATCGATAACGCTGTCGACTTCCCATAATTTAAGTATATCTTCAAGTTGCATCATAATATATTATATATCATTACATAAATTCAAAATAATCATACCGGAAAGTAACGTCTACATAGGCGTATTCTGATTCGGTTTGCTGCACGTTAAACTCTAGTCCTCCTATATTTGTAGGAAATGCATTTGCAAATCGAACGCTGCGTGATATGTTGTTGTGATTCGTTAAAAAATGCAGTGTCACGTCATGAACAGTCAATTCTTTATTTGTGGTATTTGAATGTATCCAGTTAAAAATTTCACGATATGACTCCAATTTTTCATCTATTGCAATTCTTATCGTTAAAGGATCATAAGCTAATTTGTCACCGGATACAAATCCAGACAGGTTACGATAACCAGTCGTAACTTCTGGCAATGATACTGCAGGAAAACTCGCACTTACTGCAAAATATTGAGTGTGCTTAAAATCTTCGCTGTGTATAAACAGTTTAAACCCAGTTAACGCTAATAAATTCGAATCTATCATACTACTATTATTTATGTAAAAAAAGAGGCTACCCTTTCGGATAGCCTCTAATTTTAAGGTTTATACTAAATCTAATTAGTATGTGTCTGAACCGTTAATTCCAGCAACAGTGAATGTGCGGAAGTATGGGTTAGCACCATTTGTGCCAAGGCCACCTTGTTCTGCACCACCAGCAAACGGGTTAGCAACGAGACCATAGCGGGTCTTGAAGCCAATCTTTGGCTGGAAGGAATTTTGATCAACCGCACGAACCATTGTGAGTGGAACGTATGGGCAATAGAAGAGACCTGCATCGTATGCGTTTGTACCGCGATAGCCAACGGTTACGTAGTCAGGACCTGAGAATGGGTCGATGAACACCTTGAGGCGGCCATTGATCACACCAGCGAATACGTTGCCTGTGTCGTCAACATTGAGGTTGGTTGCAAGAGCTGGAGCATAGTCAAGCACACCTGCGGCGGCAAGAGCACTTGCAACGTTGCTGCTGCAAAGTACAAAGTTTGCCTTGCCACGACGTGTTGCCTTAGCAACTGCGTTTGCTTCAACTTCAATTTGGAAGAGAAGTGACTTGAACTTCTCAACTGCCCAACGACCGTCAGCGTCTTGATCAAGGTCAAAACTTCCTGAGTTATTAGGACCACCAGCGATTGCCTTTAAGTTAACAGTGTCGATAACTTCGCGGTTGATTTCAGCGAGAATCTCAGTGCTAAGGATGTTAGCAAGTTCTGCTTCTGCATCAAGTCCGTGAACTGCCTTGAGGTCTTGAGCAAGTTCCATTGAGTATTCTGCTTTAAGAGCGCGTGTCTTAGCAGTAACAGTTGCTTTTTCAACTGTGAAGCCCATTTGACCGAAACCTACTGTACCGCTACCGCTGGTTTCACCAGTCTTAGCAGCGTTGCCAGTAAGGCCTTCGCCGACTGTAGTAGATACTGCACCAGAGAATGCTGTGTCTGGCTCATTGAAGAGAGCTTCTCCACCTGGGAAAGCAATATTTCCACCGTTTGCATTTTGATATGTACTCTTCATTGCGAAGATCAAACCAGTTGGCATGGTCATTGGCTGAACGCCAGCGATGTCATAAGCAACGATGTTTGGCATAGCACGACGAACAAGGCTGATAAGAACTGGATCCCAGGTCTTAACAGCAGCGCTGCTGCCGCCGTCACCGATTACGTTGCCTTCCGATAGATAAGCAGCTGCGGAATTTTCTTCCTTAAGTGCTTTTTCTTGGTTTTCAAGAAGAACTGCAGTAATTGACTTACGATAGTTGTCCTTGAACTTAGGGGCGTCTTGAGCCTCAAGAATTGGGGCCCACTTTTTTTCTAGTTGTTCTGAATTAAACATAATAGTATTTTTTCTTTGTTTGTTGTTGTTTTGTTTGGGGTTGGAACCTTTATCCTCGTGTTGGAACAGTGGCTTCATTTGCCTTGTTCAAACGGGATAATGCGGTCAAGTATTTTTGCATTGCAGGTGAAACAGTTTCCTCCTGGATTGTTTCATTTTCTACAACTGTTTCGGTTGTTACATAGGAAGACTCATCAGTTGTTTCTTCAACCAATGTTTCTGTTTCATCTAAGATGCCTTTGAGGTAGAATTCCTTGATAGTTTCGACTTTTTTACGATATGCACTTTCTGAAGTATAGTTTACATCTTCAACAAGAGACTTAAGTTTCTCAACTTGAGTGTCAGCAAGACCAGTTGCGGCTTCAGCAACAATCTTTTCGCGAGTAAGGCGTTCAACCTGTTCGGAAAGTGTTGAGATGCTTTGTGTGGTGTCTGCTGCTTCTTCTTGAAGCTTAGCGATTGTACTTTCCATTTCAGCAACCAAATCTTTTTTGGCTTCTGGAACTTCGATGTAGTTTTCTACAAATACCGTCTTGAGTGATTGAATAAAGTTTTCTGCAATTTCAGTACGAAGACCAGACTCGATAGCGACAGCATTGTCTGCTGCCCAACTTTCAACCGCATAGGTCAAATAGTTGTCAATCTTGTCAACAAGCTCTTCTTTGATTGCTTCGACTTCTTCGATCAATGCAACTGCATAACTCTCTTTAAGTGTTTCTTCTGTTTCCTTGATTTTGCTTTTTACAGCAGCTTCAAAGATTGTAGTAGCTTTTTCCTTAAACTCTGTTGTTAAGCCTTCTTCAGACTCAACAAGACGAGAGATGTCAGAAGAGTCGACTGTAATATCAGTAGTTTCTTCTTTCATTTCTTTTTCATCAGACTCTTCACCGAGTCCGCTTGTAAGCATACCTACAGCAACACCATAGTCGCCTTCAGCTTTGTCAAGTATTCCCTTTGCAGTTTTCATTGCAATTTCTTCGTCATACTTGTCACCGTGAGCAGCTTTGAGCACTTCTTTTGCATATTCCATAAACTCTTTATCAGAGCTTACTTCTGCTTCAGAGATTTTCTTGGCTTCAGTCATTTCTTTCTCTTCGTCATCATCATCATCCTTTTCAGATTCACCTTCTTCAGAATCACATGATTCTTCGTCAGACTCGTCTTCCATGTCTTCTCCCTCTTTCTTGCACTTAGCTTCAGCGATCTCAGTTTGTTCCTGATCAAGCTCTAAGTTTTCGTCAAGAGAAAGTAATGTTTCTTCATTGATGTCTTCAATGACATCTTCTGTGTTTTCAATTGTTGTATTTTCCATATATTACTTTTTTCTTATTGTTAGAGTTTGGAGAGGAAATCAGACCATACACGCATTTGTGTTTCTGCTAGTTG